ATGGAAGAGCCATTTCAACTAGAGATTCAGTCTCCAGAAGTCGTCAAGGTTCGTAAACCTAGAAAACCAAGGAAGCCTCGCGCCGAAAGAGCACCTCGTAAACCTAGAGTCAAGAAGCCAAAACCAGCAAAGAAAGCGTCTCGTCGTGTTATCGTTGCTAGATTTGTAAGTATGCCAAAGCGCACTACCGCTGAGTTTTGGAAGAAAGAGTTTACTATTCTCAGGCAGCTTGAGGAAAGATACGGCTTTAAATTCTTGTCGGAATATGTTCCTATCAAGAAGGTTGAGAGTCTCGCTTTTTATTATGCTGATTGGAAAGCGGCGGAACTTGAAATCAAGCGCAATGAGTTTTACTATCAGCCACAACCAACCCAAACAATCGTCTTGACAGACAAGGTTGGAGAAGATTTTAACATTAAACCTAAACCAACACTAAAGGAATTTTTATCATGAGCAAGAAAGAAAAAGTAAAAGAAGAAAAAGCAGAAGGAAACGTTTCGTCTAACTCTGTCCTCAAATCATTTTTGAACGACAAGAAGGAAGATCATTACAACTTTGAAGAGACTTTCACTTATAAAGTTTCTACTGGTTCTCTAAATCTAGATATGCAAACTAGCGGAGGCATTGGACCGGGTCTTCACAGGTTCGTTGGCTTCACCGAAGGCGGCAAAACATCTGCCGCTCTTGAAGTTATGCGTAACTTCTTGAATACAGTTCCAAATTCAAAAGGCTTTTTCATTAAAGCAGAAGGTCGCCTTTCTGATGAAATGCAAAAACGTTCTGGTGTTAAGTTTGTTTTCGACGCGGAATCTTGGGATGTCGGAACTTGTTTCGTATTTGAATGTAATATTTACGAGACAGCTGTAGATGCAATGCGCCAGTTGGTTCAGTTCAACGAGGACAAGGCTAAGTATATGTTCGTTCTTGATTCTGTTGATGGATTGATTTCCAAAGGAGATTTGAACAAAAATTTTGAAGACTCTAAGAAAGTCGCTGGCGGCGCTGTCATCGCGTCAGACTTTATGAAGCGTATGTCTATTGGCCTAACAAAACGCGGCCACATGGCAATTTTCGTATCTCAAGTAAGAAGCGATATTCAACTCGACCCATATAGCAAAGCTCCTATTCGCCAAACATCCGCTACTGGTGGTAATGCTCTGCTTCACTTTGCCAATTTCATTTTTGAGTTTGAGCCTCGTTTTGAAGGTGACGTTATTCTTAAAGACCCATCAATCAAGAAATCTGATCCAGTAAAGAATCCCATCATTGGACATTACTGCAAAATTTACATCAAGAAGAGTCCAAACGAAAAGAGCAAAAATCGTATCACTTATCCGATTAAGTACGGACGCACTAATGGGCGTTCTGTTTGGCTTGAAAAAGAAATCGTAGATATGTTGTTGACTTGGGAAATGGTAGAACGCTCTGGAGCTTGGTATTATATTTCCCAAGACTTAAAGGAAATCTGCTCTTCTAACAATATCGAGATTCCAGAAAAGTTCCAAGGCGAAAACGCGCTGTTCTCTTTCATCGAAGGTAATGAAAAATTAACTAAAATCCTCCACAAGCATTTTGTGGATATGATTTCTAGTGATCCTTCTAATGAAATTCAAAACACTTAATGGCAAAGAAAAATTAATTAAAAACTCTAAAAATTTCTTAATTAATTGGAGTGCCAAATCAAGAAGCAAAGTTCAATGGAGAGTAAAACAATTTTTATTCTCTTACTGGAAACACGATATTGTCTTTGAAGAGCTTCGTGTTGCTGGAACACGTTTGTCTTTGGACTTCTACAACGCCAATAAGAAAATCGCAGTAGAAGTTCAAGGCAAACAGCATCAACAGTTTAACAAGTTTTTCCACAACAATAATCGACTCAACTGGCTCGCGCAGTTGAAGAGAGACGATTTAAAGATGAAGTTTTGCTTGACAAACGGAATCCTGCTCGTAGAGATTTACGAAGACGAGGAAATCAACCATGAGATTTTCTCAAAACAAGGAGTAGAACTATGAAGAAACCTAAAGACAAAAAAGATAACGAAAATAAAGAATTCAAATTTCCAGTCGAAATGGTCGCGCAGATTTATGAAATGTCTGGCGGCGCGGATTCGTACAAAGGCGTTGTTCTATGTATCTGTTCCGAGAATGGTGTTCCTCAAATTTACACTCGCTTCGATTCAGTTTTAACTTCTCTGGGTCTCAAAAAAGCTATGGAACAATGGCTCAACGAAGACTCTACCGAAATTTCAGACGATAACGAATAATGCTTTATTCACTAGAAGTAGAGCAGCAGTTTTTAGCTGGATTGATTCAGCATCCAGATACTTATGCAGAAGTTTGCGACTTTGTATCTGAATCTGATTTCTATTCAGAATCTACTGTTGTTCATAAAACGATCTACCATATCATTCGTAAATGTCTTGAGACTAACGAGAAGATAGATGAAGTAATTATAGCTCAACGCATTAAAGAAATTGGCGTATCTTTTCAAGATAACATCAATGTGTTCGATTACTGTCGTTCTTTAGCTATCAGAAAGACTAATCCTACAACAGCAGTTGCCGCAGCGAAAGAGATTAAGAAGTACTCTATTCGCCGCACAATTCATAAGTCTGCTTTGGATGTTGCCGACAAGATGAAAAGAATGGCTCCTGATGCTTCTTACCAAAAGATCATTGAAGAAGCTGATTCATCCTTTAATAAAACAATTAATTTATATGAAAATAACGACGAAAAGCCTGTTAACATTTTTGAAGAAATGGAGTCTATCATTGAAGATCGCGGTAACAATCCGATTACTGAGTTTGGCCTTATGGGTCCATTCCCGACAGTTAACAAGATTTATGGCTCCCTTTTAAGACCCGGTAATATCACCGTTATCGTTGCCCGCTCTGGCGTAGGTAAAACTCTTTTGTCTTTGAATTTCTGCACAAAAGTTTCGGCAGAGTACGATGTTCCAGTTCTTCACTTTGATAACGGCGAAATGAGCAAAGAAGAAGTTATCATGCGTCAGTGCGCGGCCTTGAGTCACGTTCCTGTTCATCTTCTTGAAAGCGGTCTTTGGCGTAAGGCTGGATCTGAAATTGTTGATCGTGTTCGCGCTACTTGGACTAAAGTGAAGAATCTTAAATTCTATTACTACAATGTAGGAGGAATGACTACTGATCAAATGGTTAATACCTTGAAGAGATTTTACTACTCAAAGATTGGTCGCGGCAACAAGATGATCTTTAGCTTCGATTACATTAAGCCTTCTGCTGATTCTGATAAGGATAAATCTGAATGGCAAGTGATCGGCAATATGTTAGATAAGTTTAAGAAAACTATTCAACGTGATTTAGTTCAAGATCATAAACCTTTGGTGGCGATGTTTACTTCTGTGCAGTCAAATAGAAGTGGCGTAACGACTAACCGTAACGCTAGCGACATTAACGATGATGAAAGTATCGTGTCTATGTCTGATCGTATCGTTCACTACTGTTCTCATATGGCGATTCTCCGCAACAAGACAGTTGACGAAAGAATGGAAGACGGAAATGATTTTGGCACTCATAAACTAATCTTCATCAAGAATCGTTTCTTGGGTTCCGACATTGCTGGTGCAGTTGAGCCTGTGCGTATGACAGACGGAAATTTGCGCCGTAACTTTATCAATCTTCGCTTTAATAATTTCGACGTTACCGAGCATGGAGATTTGCGCGATATTGTTCGTTCAATGGATACAGGAATAACAAGACCAGAAGCCTCTAATGAACAAGACGATGTCCCAAACTTTAACCCTTGATCCTACGCAGCTTAAAAGCTCGCTAGAATCTTTAGGTTATAATCTAAGAGATTGTGGTAGCTATTGGCGCTCTTCTGCGATTTATCGCGGAGGCGATAACGCTACAGCTTTAAAGATTTATAAGAACAGCGGCGTATGGACAGACTTTGCTAGCGGAGATAAAAGCTTTCCAATCAAGAGGCTAATTTCTCTTACTCTGAACACGCAAGATGATTCAGTGATAGATAAGTATGTAAAATTTGATCTTCAAAATATTATATCTAACGAAGTTAAAGAGAAAATCGAAATGGAAAAAATCTATCCAGAATCAATACTAGAGAACCTTCTTCCTCATTTAGATTTTTATTCTAAGAAGATGATTTCTCCAGATACTC